CCCCTGCATGAGACAGGAACTAGCGACGTGGCACATGAATAGAGACTTCCCGACACCTGTACCAGCAAGTGCGACATTGAGAGTCTTGCTAGGTAGACCACCTTTTGTAATTTTGTTGAGGTAGTCAATATCGAATGGAATTTTGTCTTCTTTTTTGTGATAGAAGTCGTACCTTTCATCTGCGTCCTGTAAGTAATCATGCCCTACTGTCTCATCGAAGCACGTTCCTAGTGCCTCTGACATAATATGAGGTATCGCATCCTTAGTTCTAGTTTTATCCTGACCATCAGCGATCTTAATACTATCCATCAGGGCGAGATAGATAGCACGTTCTTTACACCATTTCTCTGTGGTTTCTACCAACCACTCATCATTATATTGTTGAGTATCAATCCTTTCGTCAAGAAACTTTTCAATTTCAGTTACAATTTCCTGACTTAGATCTTTCCTCTTGTCGATTTCAATCTTTAATGCATTGATTTCGGGTGCCTGATTATACTTAGTAAAGTAATCATTGATCTCACCAAACAAAATCCTCATGTCTAGCGTTTCAAAGTAATCCTCTTTGATAAAAGGTAATACTTTGCGAGTATACTCTTCGCTAGTAATGAGTTTGCTAACCGTAATCTCTTCAATCTTTTGCATTAGGGGTCAACGTAGTGTAAGTAAGTTCCAATAATGTATTTGTCCTCAGTGACAGGTGCTGCTCCTCTGTGTGGGAACATCCACATAGGAGGGAATGCTAGGCATCTACCCTGTACTGGTTTGATCTTGCGATGTGCAAACTCAGTCTCACCACCTTTCTCTACATCATTTAAGTAGAAAAACATTGCGAGAAATCTGCGAGCACTGCTATGATCTCCAACGTCTGCGTGCCTGTCGAATCTGTCGTTCTTCTCCACTTCATAGTGTTTAAGTCTGACTTGTTCCAAGGCATTTGAGTATGGCCATTGCTCTTTGCAACCGACCTCATCCATGTAGTCATTTGAAACCTTCTTTACAGATTCAATGACTTGGTTATGGATGACATTCCAAATGTCGTCAGGGTGATCTGTGGACTCTGCATATTCAGTGATGTTAAACTCATTGAACTGGGGTCGTCCACTACGATCCCACCTTTTCATTTTAACCTTCTTGGATTCTAATAGTATATTCCTACAAAGATTAATGTCAAGTGCATTATCATACACTCTGATATATTTGTCAAGATCCATAGGTAAACTCTTTATGTGCTGCTTCATCTAATTTCTCCATTACTTCTTCTGTGAAGTACTTGTTAGGATCAGCAAGAACAGACTTTGCAAAAACATTAGATTCACCAATGCGATAACGAGTTCCGATCCTCTCGAAGACTCCATGTTTTTCACCCAGTTCCAGTAGTCCGAAATAACGGTCCAATCCGCGTTCGTCATAGAACAACCTCGTTTCTATTTTTACGTTCTCTTTTGTGAACCTAGATTTCTTAGTTTCACACTTGATAATATTTCCAATCACTTCCTTACCATCTTTTTCCTTACTCTTACTAAGGTATATGATAGTTGATGCTGCATATTTTAGACCACTACCACCACCCATTTCTTTCATGGGAACGTAGGAACCAACCACGTCATAGGTGTGGTTAGTAACTAGCATAGGAACGTTTGCCTTACCTAGTTTTAGTGTTAGAACACGGAAGATAGACTTGACTACCTGTGCACGAGTCATGTCTCTTGTATCTTTACCCTGTTCAGTATCATCAACTTCTTTTGAAGTAGATAGCATACCCAAAGAGTCAAGACAGAACATCAGAGGTTTACGATCCTCTTCTTTCTGTGCCAAGTATTTATCAATAATCTTAATTGCTTGCTGTCTAAACTCCTGTACTGTTACAACTGGAACGATAATCATACGATTGGAATCGATACCTCTGGACTCAATCATGTCCTTAGAAATAGCAGACTCAGACTCAAAGTATACTACTCCTGCATCAGTGTTTGTCTCCAAGAAATGCTTGACAACACTCAAACAAAAGAATGTCTTACCTGTACTAGACTCTCCTGCGATAGCAGTAATCTTATTAGAGGGTAGACCACCAAAGATAGACCCAGATACTACTGCGTTGAATACATAACTGCCTGTGTCAATAAAAGATTGTACGTCTCCTGCTGATACACCGTCACTAACGATGCCTGCATACTCGTTACCAATATCTTTTACAATTTCTTTAAGAAAACTCATGCGAATAAAAACTCCAATGTGTTACGTTTAGTTGGTTCCCAACCAATAGCGTCAAGGACACCCTTGACAGGACTTAGGAAACCTTTTTCAAATTGCATATCCCAATCGATAGCACTGTGTATGTCAAATTCCTTTGGCATAGTCTGGAAGAATGACATAACATTCTCACCAGTTTTGTTTGGCATGTGTAGGTAGATGAACTTGATCTTCTCACCCTCTTGAATTAGAGGATACTTATGTTCTAGTTTCATCCGTTTGACATAATAATTATACATCAAAGAACCACGAACATGCATGGGACATCCCTTAGAATAGATTGTCCTAGGAGATGAAAACTTCCCTAGGTTGTTACAACTTCTAGGGAATGCTACGTCTTCGAGTGGCATCTCTTCAAACTCTTTACGGAACTTGTTGATGTAGTCTTGTACATCTGATTCAGTTCCTTTCATTATAAGTTTGAGTGCCTCTTTAATAGCAGTTCGGCAAGGTGCAGGAGTAGATGACTTCACTGCTTCGATACCGTTGATCTTTAACTTAGGTTCAGAGAATCTTACACCCTCAATGTCCCATGCATTAAGGATATATCTTTTCTTAGCGGTCCACACACCACGGTCAGCGATGGTCTCCCGCTTCATAATCATTTTCTGTTCGTAAGCGTTAGTGTACCGTGCCAGTTCTTCGTAAGTACGCGAAATAAAAGGTTCAAGTTCCACTTCACAGACCTTGTTAAGGAACCCAACAATGCCTTCATTAGTTTTCTCTCTGCCCTCGTATACACGGTCGACCAGAGGACCCAGATGGAGGTAGATACTATCAGTATCACTAGCAATAACATAATCATCATCAGTTTTTAATACTTTATTGAGGTATGCATTTATTTTGTCCGCAACCCAACGAATCGACACCTGACCAGAGAGGGTGATTGCCTCAGCATTTGCCAGATTGTAGTATCGGAAGTATTGGTTTCCGATTGCACCATAGGCACTGTTGAGTTGAATCTTTCGTGCCATCTGAATGTTATTGAATCGTGCGATATCTTTTTCGAGTGCCACGGTTGGTGTTGTTTCATACTCTTGTTTTGCCCTAAGCATTTTAGATTTGTAGATCTTACGTTCGTCGTAGATCCTCTGCATCATTTCTGGTAAGAACCCATGGATGTCTTTTCTATACTGTGCACCGTTAGCACATACAGCGTAGTCACCATCTATCTTTACTTGCTCTTGAAGTATAGCCTCGATACTAACCGTTGGGTGTTTTCTTTCTACTAGGGTCTCAGGAGAAATGTTGTACTGCATAATAAGATGAGGGTACAGTGAGTTAAGGTCAAAAGAGACCACCCAACTATACATCCCAGGGACAGGTTCCTTGACATAGGCACCCGCATACTGGTCATCTTTTTGTGTAGAAACCTTGGGAGGAACCACAATGTTTCTTTTAGACAGGTCATTGTATATGAGAGTATCCCACATACGAACCTGTGAATAGACATCAGTAAGATTAACCTTAGCGTCATACGATAGGGTCAATGCTAACTCAATCAGTTTCATCTTGTCTTCCAGACGGTCAACAAGTTCAACGTCAATGATGTTGTAGTCTACAAACTTCTGCCAATCATTCGTATAGAATGACTTGAAGTTTTCATGCTCAGACCAATCAAGTTTCTTCTGTCCTAGTTCAATAAATGCGATGTGATCTAGTCGATAAGATTCTTTGGCAGAGTATGTGAACTTCTGATACAAGTCATAGTAATCAAGGGTTGCAATGCCACGAATATCATAGGAGATATGCTTACGACCTTTGATGAATACCTCACGTTCTAGCACACCATTCCAAGGTGATAGGGACTTCTTCCACTTCTCACCTAGAACTCTGTCTAGTCTGCGACATAGGTATGGAATGTCATACAGTTGACAGTTCCAACCAGTGATAACATCAGGTGTATTTTCTACCCACCATGAATGAAAATCTTCTAGCATCGCTTGCTCTGTCCAGAACACACGATACTCAGTATCCTTAGCATTATATTCTCTGGTTCCCCATGTGATTACCTTGTTAGACATCATGTCTTTGACAGTAATCAATAGCATTTCCTCAGAACATGCTTCTACTGAGGGGAATCCATTGTCACATGCAACCTCTATATCAATAACATATATCTTCATCACATCCATATCAAATTCCACTGTGTTAGGGAACTTGTCTGCGATGAATTGGTATGCAAATCTGTCATACCCATGAACTTCTAGTCCTTCTACATTCTCATACTTGTTCATGAAGTCTCTTGCTTCACGAGCACCATCAAATTTCTTTGGGTGTGCGTATCTACCGTCAAGCGTTGTATAACGTGACTTCTTAGATTGATCTTTGGGTACAAAAAATAGAGTAGGACGTGACTTCTCACGATATTGTACAGGGCGACCGCCCTCATACCCTCGATAGAGGATATCATCACCGAGAAGTAAAACGTCCGTGTAGAAATTCATTATTGAACTGCTTTTATGTCACCAGTATTGGTAACGTAAGTTGCCATTAAAGTGCTTGATGGATCTAGTATAGTAAAGATTACATCAGAAGTCAAGAACAAATCACGTTGATCTGTATACAAAGGATACTTTACAATATCCTTCTCGTCTCTGACCTCATACACATTTTCAATGAGTAAGGATGGTTCCTCGTCTAGTTCAGTGATCTTACCTATAAGGTAAGTCTTTGGGTCTGCTTTAAGCAGGATCAATTTGACCATGATTTAGAAGTTGAGTGTATTTTTCTTCCAGTTGTGTGGATGGTTTGTAAATAAACAAAACCGATGGGAGGGGCAGGAAGATATGCTCCTCTGCTGAGAAGGGTACATAAACTGTGAACTCTACATCGAGAGAATTGAAGTCAGTAATACCTGTTGCTTCATCAGTTTCAAATGTAACCTCGGGAGGTTGTTGAATCGTTACCGTGTATGGTTGAGTGAGTTTATAAGCAAGTGCAGGACCGTCATTTTTCTCACGAACTTCCTTGACGTCAGCGATTACGTCCTCTCCGTTTAGCATTCTTACGACTCTTGCGCTCATAATCTTTCTCCATAAGGGTCTCAAATGTATATTTTAACATATCATTGAACGCTCGTCTAGCGGATATGTTCTTTTCATCAGATAAAGTGTAAACGTATTGCATAAAGTGTTCTGTCATGTCTGGTGGGACATCCATAGTCACTGAGTCACTCTTCTGTGTATATGCAGGACACAGATTGACATACATGTTCATGTTAATCTCCAATAGAAAAGAGACCTCGGTGGGTCTCTTTGATTGTACACTATATAGTCTAATTTATGTCATAGACTTTTCGTTTCTGACTCTCTGGAACTATCTTTGTCAAGTGAATAGCAAGTAGTCCGTCAGTGTATGTAATGTTGCCGACCTCTACGTCGTCAGCGATGTTAAATGTCTTTGTGAATGACCTCTTAGCAACTCCACGATGGATAAAGTCTCCGTCTGATTCTTTGTCTGACTTAGACTTGATGCATAGGACATTAGTTTCTGTACTAATTTCGATGTCGTCCTTTGCCCATCCTGCTAGTGCCATCTCAATTCTCCATTCTGATTCTGTCTCTTTGACAATATTATATGGAGGATATGATGTGTGAATTGAATGCGATGCGTGCATCCTGTTGAATAGATCTTCAAATCCAACGCTGTATGTCATTGCAGCGTCAAAGATCTTGTCCATGTCTCTGGACGAGAAGTTTAGTGTTCTCATGGTTCTCCTTAGTAAGCGAGTTTGTTTGTAGTCCCCGAAGGCAACTACCTATATTTAGTACAGTTGTACCGTTTTTTCAAGTACGGAAAACTGTAATTCTGCTAGGTATAAATAGCTGAACGAGGTACTATAACAATCATGAAACGATTAGCAATCCTCTTTGGTATGATGCCTTTCTTAGGTGTGGGTGCTGCACATGCAGACGTCACTCATAAGTTAAGTTCTAGTGTCCAGTTAACAGTTAATGCAGCAGCAACTCAGGTTGAGCGCATTGGTACGACGTATTCTGTAAGTGGTAACAATGTGACCACACAGTACACACCGTCAGGTGGTAGTGCAACATCATCCATTGGTAGTCTAACTATCAGTGATGGCGTTGGTGCTATACCTACGTTGTCAGCGACCCAAGCGACAGCAGGAGAAAGTTGGAGCTTTACTCAGTCATTCACCCAAGGTGATGCCATATCAGGTAGTGCACCTACTGTTGGACAGGTTGGAAACTTTTCCAGTCAAGTCTCAACAGCATCAGGAACAGCGGGTGACCTAGCGGGTACAATCGATACATCAGGAACCGTTGCGGTAACTGCTGGTGGTGCTGGTACACAGGCAACTGGTCAGGTAGTAAGTGAACTATCAATTCGATGAGACAGATGAGAAGTAAAATCCTACTTCTTATTTGTTTTACCATGGGCGCAAACCCAGTGTTTGCAGTGCCTGTGGTGCCTAATTTTACCCAAGGTAGTATGACGTCTCACACTGAGACAACTACGACTGTGACTGAGACTATAAATTCGATGGATTATAATACAGGGTACCAGTGGACCGCAACAGGCACTGGTGTTACTGCATCTGGTAATCTATCGCCTACAACAACGACTAATAATGTAAACATTGAAGGAGTGAATTCAACATGGACAGGGATCGATACGAAACCAACGTTCACCCAGACAACCCCAGGGGGCAACTTCCAGTTCACGGAAACGTACAGCGGACCAGGGTTATCGAATCATACAGTGATCCAAAGAACTACAACTATACAAAGCGTCACAGACACAACAAGTATATTTCAACAGTAGCAACAGCGTTGTTGTCACTAGGTTTTATGCCTATTGCTAATGCTGAAACTGTTGGAGGTGTATCTGCAACTGCTAGTCCCATCGCAAATAGTAGTGGGTCAGTGACCAATCAAGCTATTCAAGTTTTACAAGGACCATATATTACTAACACTTATGGTAATGGTATCCAGTGTCAAGGGAGTACCCTCAACATAACTCCATATGTCACAGGATCGATTTCTGGACAAAAACCATACGAAGATTACTTTGATGACCCAGTGTACAACGTGCACGATGCAGATGATGACGGTCAGATAGACAATCCAGGGGAAATTTTATATTACATGCCTACTCGTACAGGTCAGAAGGATCAACTTGCCTTGTCTGTTGGTGTGTCTGCTACATGGTCAATACCACTAGATGAAAAAGCACAATTACAGTGTAAGAAAGCAGTAGAGACACAGATAGCAATGCAGACACAGTTGATTGCTAACAAAAGACTTGACTTTGAGATCGCGAGATTAAAAAATTGTGGAAATTTGATCAAAGAGGGTATTATGTTCCATCCAAAGTCACCATATTACAGTGTATGTGCTGATGTTGTGGTACAGAACGTAACACATATCAAACCACATGTTCATGAGATCAAACCTTCTTCTTCTTCTTCGGGAGAACAAAAGGATCAAGACCTTTCGATTTCCTATAACGGTTCGTCCTTAACTCATTCTGAGACAATTTCCTTGGAGTCTTCTTCAAAACCTTGGTTTGGAAAGTGGTCAATCCCTTCTTTATGGCGGGGCGAAAAGTCCTCATCAAAAGGTCTGCAAGAGGTTTCGCTAGGAGAGCAGATCCCGTAGCAACTGTTGCTATGACTGCTGTGGTACTGACGGTCTGAACGTCTGGTAATAGTGCTTCTATCGCTGGTATATCCTCATACAATGTCACACAGATTTCCTTATTAGTTGTAGGGTCAACTTGTAATTCAAAACCTGATACTTTTTCTTCCTTGTTCTGTGCTATGTCACCTATCCTAGGTGCATTTAGTCCAGGGCAGGGAATTTCTTCGTCTGTCTTTGGGATATTTGGTGCTTGTACTTCTGGTGTTTCTGGTGGGGGTGGTACATCTACCACAGGTGTCTCTATTTCTCTCTGAATTGTTAAATTCTCAGGTGTATAATCTATCGGATCAAAGGATGGTGCACCAGCGTCACAATATACCTTCGCTCCGTCTTCATCATCCTTAACTAACTCATTATTTGGGTTCTGTGGTTTACTTTCTGGGTGTGCTTCTACACATCCTGGGATCATTATCAATGGTACACCCACAGGACCTGTTACTGGACCATAAAAAGGCAATGCCCCTGGCACAGGTGCATATGTCTGTGTCACAGGGGGTATTGTTATGTCAAATACGTTGATTTGTTTTATATCAATCGGTTGAATTTCCATCTTCATCACATGATGCACTGAATTCGGTCGCTATTTGACCACCAATTTCACCACCTTTATTCATACCAACAAGTGCAACCAATCCACCCAAAACAGGTCCGATAAATGGTACACCCATGACAGCAGGGGCAGCAGCAGCACCTACACTAGCACCTACTACCTTTCCTGTTTGTTCTCCACCACCTTCTGCCTTAATACACTCAACATTTTGTGCTGCTTGCTGTGCAGTTGAACCGATTGCACCAAGATGGGTCTTACCATTCATGGTGTATTCATCTACTACGGTTTTCTCAGTAGTTTTAGTGAGACCTTTTACCTTAGTGGTAGTGGACTTCATCATTGTCATAGGATCGTTGGCACGATAACTCATCTTGTACCCATCTTTATCCGCTTGAATCATATACGAGGTATATGGTCCTACTGGTGGTTGAAATACAGGTACAGTGTTACGAGTTGATAGCATCCCAATCATACCAAGGTGGGAGATACCAATGGCACCTCCTACTGTTGCTATGATAATGTTCTTGCCTCTCATGGTTTCGGAATTGTAGGTATCGCAGGTCCTGTCTTGTCAGGAAGAACATCAGGGACGAGATCAGGCAGTGATCCAGTGACTGAACCTAGTGCTGCTTCTGTAATTTTCGTCTTTACGTTGTCAATAATTGCATCCTTACGGATGAATACATATCCACCCAGTCCTACGACTGAAAGTGACACCACACCGCTTAGAATAGCGATTCCATTAATTAGTTTTTGCATTACTTTTTACCTTCGGTTTGAGCGAACTTGCATGTTGTTCCTTTGGGTGAGTCACCGTTCTTTTTGGACGTGGCGACACCAAAAGTTGCAAGTGTTCCTGTGAAAACGCTGGCTATGAAAGTGGGATCGATGTTTGTCTTAGCAAGTCCTGGAACCTGTAAGTAATTTATAGTGAGGATCGCAGCGGACCATCCTAGAATCACTAGACGTACCAGTGTTGCTACTGCATCGTCGTCTCTTTCATGTTTTGTCATTTTCTGTTCTGGTTGCACGACCTCTGTCTTTGCTGTTGGCATAGTCAAAGGGGGTTGCACCTTTATTTAGACAATCTATCGTTTCCAATAAACATATCTTGGATACCCTTCTTAGAGAAGAGTTCCTTTGCTTCCCACATCTTAGATGCTATGGGTTTTCCACCCATATTAAGGGAAGTATTGAGGAGAACAGAGTCACCTGTAAGTTCTTTATACTTACGAAGCAACTTAGCAAACGAATCGTCTCCGTCTACTGTCTGTATGCGACTGCTGCCATCCACATGCGTTACACTTAACAGTTCATTGTCATGAACATATGCACATGTGTTCATATATGGACTCTCACCCTTAAATTCAAAGTATTTCTGTGTGTCTTCCAGTAGTACCGCAGCACCGAAAGGACGGAAGTGTTCTCTATGCTTGACCTGTTTGTTCAAATGGTTCTTAGCATTGGGTAATCTGGGGTTTACAAGGATAGAACGGTGTCCTAGTGCCCTTGGACCTATCTCACCATGACCTTGGTACCAACCAACGATTTTACCCTCTGCTAGTGCCTCTGCTGCCTCTGAAATAGTCTTATCTGTGGGTTCTTCTGGTGCTTCATCGTCCTGCCAGAAGGGGAATCCAGTAGTATCGAATGGTTCTTCATGGAACTTCTGTCTTAGAAACTCCACTGCACCTAGTGATAGTCCACAATCGTTAGCATGTGGGGGAATCCGTACCTTGACACCAGATTCATGCAGTTTTCCATTGAATACAGAGTTTTGTGCTACACCACCAGTGTAGGTCACAGGTCCATCACCAGTGCGACTCATGTACTCTACCAGTTTGTCACCAGTTATCTCATGTACAGTGCGTAACCAGTTAATATCGAACTCATTATCCCAT